AAGCCCGTCTGAACGAGAGTCACACAGCACGTGAAATTGAAAAAAGGGAAGCGCGTGCAGCCAGACTTGCCTGTAGTTGCTTATCCAGACTCTTGTCTGGTGCACTCTTCTGCGGGCAGGCCAGGATCAGTTTGGGCGGTTGGATAAAGGCCTTCGACACGTACCTCATCTCGGTGAGGACTTATAGGGGAGGTAACATACAACCAGCCTAGATTGAGGTCCGCGCATTTATGCTAGGATCCTGGCGTAATGGCTGTAAGCGGCCCGTCTTAACACGGACCAAGGAGTCTAATATCCATGCGAGTGTTTGGGTGTCAAGCCCAGACGCGTAATGAAAGTGAACGGAGGTAGGACCCCTATGGGTGCACTATCGACCGATCCTGATGTTTTCGGCTCGTTAGTTCGAGCTTCGATTGCGCACTGACTGTAGACTGCGAGACGGCCTCGGGCAGGTGGAAGGAGTGGACGGAGCAGGAGCTCTCTAAGAAAAGAAAAGGGGGGGTGCTGTATTGGCGTTTGGCCCTTGCCATCAAAGGTTGCAAGACCATTTTTGATGAGCCGTGTAAAGCGTGTGATCCCCCCCGAGCCGATGCTGCCAAGAAAGAGTGGGCCGCCAGGGCCTTTGCACCGGGACCAGTTACTCGCCCGGAGGTATTGGCCGATATTAAAGAAAGGGTCAGGTGGATTATGGGGACCAAGTGGTGGTCATCGTGGGAGGGAAAAAATCGAGCTCGCGTCCCTGATCAACAGGGTTGCTTTGAGCTGGAGAGGAATTGTGGAGGCACTTTGTCCGTGCCACGTTGGTACGAGAACCCCATCATTGCGTCATGGGGTGAGACCTCGATAAGGGAGAAGAAGGAAGTTAACTTTTGTCGACTTGGCACTGCTAAGACAAAAGGTAAACTCAGGGTTGTGACGATGCAGGGCGCTCGAGCTAAGCGCATCCTTCGTCCTGTTCACGAAGCTGCTTATGACTGGCTTTCCCAGTTTAATTGGCTGGTTCGCGGCGACGTGACCCCTGAACACTTCCGCAGTGTCATCATGGATGAGGATCCAGATGACGACCGTTTTATCTCCGGCGACTTTGTCGCCTCCACAGACAATTTACACCTCGACGCCGTCCAGGCGGTCGTTGAGGTCCTCTCCGAGGCTCTGCCTAGAAGGGAAGCGAGTGTACTGAAGGCCAGCTTCGAAGGAATACAAGTGGCCTGGGGGACCGGTTATCGCGAGGTGTTGCGAGGTAGCATGATGGGAAATCTGGTGTCCTTTGTCGTCCTTTGCCTCTTGAACAAAGTGTGCATTGATAGGGCGTATCAAGAGGTTTACAACTGTGGACCTGATCACCGGAGAGTACTAGTCAACGGAGATGATTGCCTTTTCCGCGGCAACATCAAACTCTACCACACCTGGCTGAAAACCACCGCAGACGTCGGGTTTGTGATAAACCAGGAGAAGTCGCTTCAGTCTAAACGGTTCGCTGAGTTGAACTCAACCGTTTACGACTCGAAGAGGGACCGTTTAATCGACAAGATGTGCTTTGGCTTCCTCTCAACTGAGAGCTGGAAGCAGCCTGCCGAGTCGTTGGTCTCTGAGATCTTCCGCCTTGTTCGCTTTCTCCGACGTGATAATGCACGGTGGTTTATAACCACTTTCCCCCTCCGCCAAGCCTTCAGGAGGGTTTGCCCGCCCGTGTCCTCAATCCCTCGATCATGGAGGAGCTTTCTGTTAAAGAAGTGGTGGTTTCGTGAGTGCATATTCGCCGCCGAACGTAGCGCGGAGAGCACCGGGACCGAACGTAAACTTGACTTCGAGTACGGACCCCCCTTGATCGAACCTGACCAAATCAAAGAACGAGCTATCCGTGAGTTGGATTCTATTACCACGGTTGGCCAAGCACATCTGTGGCGTGGGCGTCTTTGCGCGCCCCCACAGCGTACCGTCCATGCTTTGGCTCGAAAAAAAGCAGACAAAATTAAATACAAAAAATATGTGCTACGTACTGGACCCTCCACACCTGTTAGACTTTGGATGTCCCAAACCCTGAGGCTTGTTGAACAATACATGCCTCACTGGTTGCAGTGGTGCCCTACCCCGCATAGCACCCAAGACCAGCTTGGACTGAAGAAGTTAAAGGTGTGGAAAGCCTACTCTAAACCCACACTCTGGAGACCTGTCCTGGGAGATGTGGTGCCTGAGTGGTCGCCTTCAGGGCTCCATTATAGGCTCAATTAATACTGCATTGCGCAGGCGCACAATGCCATCGATCCGGAATTCGTGCCCGAGGACGCACCTGTGCGCGCTCGAGGCCCGGATGCCGTGTCGGAGCTAGGAGAGTTTATGGCTTTTTAGGCTGGTGTTCCTGCCAGTCCCTATCGGCCTTAGTAAAATCCCCAACGGGTGCCTATCCTGGTCACCGCTTGGATCGTGTCTTAGGGTTTAACATTCCCA